TGGAGGTGGTCCTATGAACGTATATGAACATCTGTTACCGGGCAAAGAAAATGCACTGACACCGGAATACCTTACTGTGAAATGCCATTTTTCCAGTGTTCGAATGCTTCAGAAGCAGATTGAGATGGAGCGCAGATCAGGAAAAGTAATCTTATCGAGCGCCACGAGTCCAGGAGGCTACTACCTTCCGGCAGCAGGAGACACAATGGAAATCCGAAAATTTATTCGTACTCTAGAGAATAGAGGTGAAAATACATTGAAAACTCTGGAAAGTGCAAGAGAGTTGTTGAAGGAATTGGAGGAGCGGTAATGTGGCAAATCCGCAGATTGAAAATGGTTATACAGCAGTAGCAAATGAAATATTGGATAATCTTTATAAATTTTCACTTAATGGGACAGAATTAAAAGTTATTAGTTGTATCTTCCGCTATACATTTGGATTTCATAGAAAATCACATAAACTGTCAGCATCTTTTATAGCCAGATGGGGGAATTGTGATTTAAGAGCCGTAAAGAGAGCATTAAAGAAACTTCAGCAAGACAGAATTATTATTTGTATCAATTCTGAACAGAGAGGTGTTACCGCAGAATTAATGTTTAACAAGAATTATGAACAATGGTGCACTGGTGGTCAAAATGTCACTGGTGGTCAAAATGTCACTGGGGTAGTGGTCAAAATGTCACCGGAACCGGTGGTCAAAATGACACACAAGAAAATAAAAAAAGAAAATAAAAATATAAATAAAAAATATTATGATGATTTCTTCGAAAAAGTCTGGAGAACATATCCACGGAAGCTGGGGAAATCGGCCGTGACACAAAAGGCTAAAAAGGAATTATATGAAGCAGGAGAAGAGGTTGTTCTTGGAGCTGTTAATTCGTACATAGCGGAGATACAGGAAAATGGAACAGCAGAAAGATATATCATGTATGGATCCACATTTTTTAATAGTAGATGGCGTGACTATGTCAAAGAACCAGAACCGCGTGTTGAGGTTACAGCGGAAGAACTGGAAGAGAAGCCTATTGATTTATGGAGTGAGGGATAATGGAGTATTATGAATTCAAGAAAGAAGATGCTTATGAATTTGTCAGAGTCTCTGGAATCCAATCTAAACAGAGGGGGGATGAACTTCAGCTTCTGTTCTGCCCGTATTGCAGAGGCGGCAAAAATGGAGACAAAGGGACATTTTCTATTAGCTTGGTTACCGGACAGTTTAAATGTCTCAGATCCTCCTGTTCTGTTTCGGGGAATATGGTTACGCTTGCCAGAGACTTTGATTATTTCAGTTTAGGAAAAGACATAGATGCGTATTACCGAACTGGAAAACAGAAAAGATTTCGGCAGTTTAAGAAGATGGAGCCTATAAAGCCTAAGCCGGAAGCTGTTGCATATCTGGAAAGCAGAAAAATCACTACTGCTACAGCAGAAAAATATCATATTACGGTTCAGAGTAAACATGAGAATATTCTGGTATTCCCTTTCTTGGATGAAAAAGGAGATATGCAGTTTATAAAATACCGAAAAACAGACTTCAATCCGACAGTGGACAAGGGGAAAGAATGGTGTGAAGCAAACTGCAAACCTATCTTGTTTGGAATGTATCAGTGTAATCTGGACAATAAAACCCTGATACTTACAGAGGGACAACTTGACAGCTTATCAGTTACGGAATCTGGAATAGAAAATGCAGTTTCTGTTCCCTTTGGAAAAAATGGTTTTACATGGATTCCTTATTGCTGGGACTGGATGCAAAATTTTGATACGTTAATTGTGTTCGGGGATTGTGAAAACGGGATAATTACTCTTTTGGATGAAATGAGAAAGCGATTCAGGGGAACTGTTAAGGCAGTTCAGCAGCAGGACTATAGAGGGTGCAAAGATGCTAATGAGTTATTATGCAAATATGGAAAAGACGCAGTTCGTAGGGCAGTTGAGCAGGCGAAAACAGTATTAATTGATCGAGTGATAGAAATTGCCGATATTAAGGCAGTGGACTTATTTTCACTTCCGAAGATATCAACAGGGATTACAGGGATTGATAAAGTCTTATCTGGTGGAATTTATTTGGGGCAAACTGTTATTTTGACAGGCAAGAGAGGAGACGGAAAGAGTACACTTGGCTCCCAGATATTGGCGAATGCTTTGGATAACGGAAAATCTGTTTTTGCATACTCTGGAGAGTTGCCCGATTATTTTTTCAAGCGTTGGTTGGACTTTCAGATTGCAGGCCAGCAGAACGTAATTGATCGCGCAGGAGAGGCCGGATCGGTAAATTATTTTATTCCGGACAGCAAGGTTCACAAAATCTCTGAATGGTATCGGGGACGAGCTTATCTGTTTGATAACCAGTCGACGGAAGACAACGAATTGGAGTACTTGCTGTCAACTATAGAAAAGGCAATACAACAGTACGGAATCCAACTGGTGTTATTGGATAACTTAATGACCGCTCTTGATATTGGTTTGGATATAGACTTATACAGGGCTCAAAGCAAGTTTGTTGATAAGCTGGTTAAGATTTCAAAAAACTATAACGTGGCCGTAATTTTGGTTGTACATCCCCGTAAAAATAGCTTAGGCGCAGATGATAATGATGTTGTCAGCGGAAGTTCAGATATCACAAACAAAGTTGACGTCGTGATGACCTATAAGCGGGACAAGACCTTGTCTGATGATGAACGTCTTTTGACAATTTCAAAGAACCGTTTAACTGGCAAACTTGCGATAGGAGCCAAAGCTATCAAACTTTATTTTGACGAAGCATCTAAAAGAATAAGCGATAATCGAGATGATTTCAGGAAGCCTTATGGTTGGGAAACTGATACAGCAGGTTTTATGACGGTTAATGATATGGAGCAAATGGAAATACCGTTTGACTAACAAGAAGTATATTTTATAGGCGGCTTACCGCCGGAAAGGATAGCAACCATGAAAGTAATGACGCAGGATAAAGTAAGAATCATTGATTTTAGAATGCCGTGCACAGAGGGATATTTTATTCGAGAAAGAAGAATGTACATAGCAGAATACAAAAGTTGTGAGCGAGCGACGGAAGTTCTTGAGGAGATGCTTCAGAAGTATGCAGCAGGAGAAAAGATATATATCATGCCGGAGGAGTAACCAGTGAACGATAAAGAAGAATTAAAGCAGATATATGACATCTTCACGAGTTGCTGGAGGTTATACAAAAAGCTGTATCCTCCGGGTAGACCTGAAGATGATGCCTACTGGCAGGGAATGATGAAAGAATTAGAAGTGTTACGGAAGAATTATCATCATTCTCGGTTATGTGAGGACCTTCTTTGTGCTGTTGTCAGGGATTTAGAAACGAAATCCAAAAGAAGTAATCCTGCTGCCAGTATGAAAGAGTAATGAGGGCGGTCACCCTTGTAATGCATCATATCATGCCAGACTGAACGGTGCAAGATGGGGCAAACATGTACCACAACTGTGGTCAGGTTTGATGGTAAAATATATGTAACAGGTAATATTTCATTGTCGCGGAGGTGATATTGGTGGTAGTTATTGCACTTTTGTTATTTGTGATTGTATGTGAGCTGGCGGCTATTTATGACAGAAAAAACGGAGGAAAATGACATGGGAAGAAAGAAACAGATTTCAGATCAGAAACGCTTGCACAGGGAAAGAATGCGATTGCAGAAGGGCGTGTTTAGCTCTCTGGCTAATGCGATTGGGAATATTGGCGATCTTTATGCGGATTTCGTGCAGAGCGATGAGGTACGTAATTCCATGAAAGCTACAGCGGATAAAGCAATTGAATGCATGGATAATATCAAAGAACTTAACGAGCTGGAAGAACAGCTGAAAGCAGAAGAACAGGAAAGTGAGGATGAGGATTAATGGAAAAAGTAGTGGTTCAGACCGGTGCGAAGACATACCAGATTGCAGACCAGGACGGAAATGATCTGGGCGTGTTCAGATTTATTCCTTCAGATGCCGGCATTTTAAAGCGATATAAAGAAGCCGCAGCGTTTTTTACTGGAATCAATGACAAAATCAAAGACAAAGACTTCGAGGAGATTCTTCCAGATCTGGAAAAAGAAGCTGGTGAAAAGATTGATCTGTTGTTTGGTGCTCCTGTATCAGAGAGTTTCTTCAAGATTACCAGTCCGTTTACCATTCTCGACAGCGGTGAGATGTTTGCAGAGCAGATTATTACAGTTATTGGTGGAATTATTGAAAAAGAGCTGAATGCCAGGGAAAAGGCGCAGCAGGAGCGGATGAAAAAGTACACTGAAAAATATACTGGATGAGAGCTTATGAACTGCCCACCTCATTAAATATTAATGGGGTGGCTTACACTATCAGAACAGATTTTAGAGCAATTATTGACATTCTTATTGCTATGAATGATTCAGATTTAGATCAGCAGGCAAAAACATTTATTATGTTACAGATCTTGTATGAAGAGTGGCAGAATATTCCTTTTGAAGATCTGACAGAAGCATGTCAGAAAGCCTGTGACTTTATCGACTGTGGACAGACTGATGATGCCCCGAACAGACCAAAGCCCCGTTTAATGGACTGGGAACAGGACGGAGATATGATTGTACCGGCTGTAAACAAGGTTGCCGGAAAAGAAATCAGATCCATACCATATATGCACTGGTGGACGTTTTTCGGATACTTTATGGAATCTGGTGAGTGCCTGTTTAACACAGTTGTTGGAATCCGGTCAAAAAAAGTAAAAGGCGAACGTCTGGATAAATGGGAAAAGAAATTCTATCAAGAAAATAAGAACATTATTGATATAAAAACGCGTCTCAGCGAAGAGGCGCAGGCGTACAAGGATACGCTGAATGAGATGCTTAACCTCAAATAGTTTGGAGGCAGATATAACATGGCAGATGGTTCAATTATCATTGATACCAGAATAGATACCGGCGGTGTGTCGAAAGGAATGAACGCTGTGAAGGCTGGAATGACCAGAATATCCGCACAGGTATCGAAGATGGGTGATTCAGCAAAAAGTTCTTTCCAGAGGCAGATAACAGCAATAACGGACCTGTATCAGAACTACGAGAAGCAGGAACGTAAAGTATCAGAGTTAAAATCGAAGCTGGAAGAACTGAGCAAAGTCAGAATTGAGACAGAGGAATACAAAAAGCTCAAAGACGACATGAAAGCGCTGGAAAATGAGTTTGAAAAGGTTGAGACAAAACAGCGTGAATGGCTGGAGATGGGCTTTTCAATAGATTCTGCACCGCTTAAGGAGCTTGACAAACAGATGGATGGCATCTGGGCAGATATTGACAGATTACAGCGGAAACAAAAAGAGATGCAGGCATCCGGAAGGGCCTATGTAAATCCTGCATCGACAGATGAGTATAAGGGTACGGCTGAGAAATACAATGCGGAATCACAGAAGCTGGAACGCATGAACGGAAGGTTGTATTCATCGTACAATAATCTGAAAAACAAAGTTGAGGAATACCGACAGAAAAACAGCCGGCTCGTACAGGTGATGCAGAATCTTCAGAAAGCTGCTGCCCGTGTAGGTATGGTTGTAAAAAATATGGGATCGGCATTGAGAAGTGCCGGTTCCTCGATCAAGAGCATGGTCTCAGCGATGAAAAAAGCTGTGGAGAACATGTTTAATCTGAACAAGCAGACAAACCGGTCGAGAATGAGTCTTTCCCGGCTATTGGGAATGTCGTTGCTGTTTTCAGGAGTATTCCGGGCGATAAGTGCTGTCAGTGATGGCGTAAAGACCGGTTTTGAAAATCTGGCACAGTATTCTAACAGTACCAATTCAGCAATATCCTCTTTGATGTCCAGCATGACGAGGCTGAAAAACTCATTTGCTACAGCCTTTGCACCTGTTCTCACCGTGGTAGCTCCGATCATGTCAAGATTTATTGATATGATTTCCAGGGCAATCACTTATGTGGGAATGTTCGTTGCGGCACTGACCGGACAGAACAGTTTTGTAAAGGCGGTTGGCGTTCAGGAAGATTATGCGGCAAGTCTTGATAAGACCTCGAAGAATGCGAAAAAGGCATCGAAGCAGACAAAAGACTATCTTTCTTCGTTGGATGAGGTGCACAAAGCTTCAACCAGTGGGAGGGCAGGAACAGATGATTCCGGTGGATACAAAGCACCTACACCGGGACAGATGTTTGAAACGGTCCCGATTGCAAATAGTATTAAAGGAATTGCGGATAAAATCAAGAAGCTCATTAAATCGGAAGACTGGGAAGGCCTTGGAGCTTATATTGCCAGTGGAATAAATAAAGGACTTCAAAAAGTCTATGATGCTATCAGCTGGAAAAAGGTTGGCCCTAAGATAACGAAATTCTGTAATGCATTTACCAGAACATTTAACAGTCTGGTAAATCACATCGACTGGGATTTGATGGGGCGGACGGTTGGTGCCGGTATCAACACGATTGTAAATACGCTGAATCTCCTGATTACAGGAATCAACTGGAAAAACCTTGGTAAGAAATTTGCAACCGGAATCGCCGGCTTTGTTCGGGAAGTCAACTGGAACAATCTTGGACAGCTCATAGGAAACAGGTTCATGATTGCCTGGAATATCTTTAACGGAATGGTCCACAGCCTTCCGTATAAGGAAATTGGACAGGCGGTTGCGGATGGCCTGAATGGTGCTGTATCAAGCTTTTCCCTTTCAGAAATCGGAGATACACTGGCAACCGGATTAAATGGTGCATTCACATCATTGTACAGCTTTACAGAGCGTTTTGACTGGTCAGAGCTGGTAAATAACATTGCCGGTGGTATCAATACCTTTGTATCGGAATTTGACTGGAAAGCGAATGGACGTAAGTTGGAAGCCTTTCTGGACAATCTGTGTGGATCCCTAGTGGATATGGCAGAAAAGACAGACTGGGAGGCTTTTGGAAAAGGTGTCGGAGATATGCTGACACAAGTTGACTGGCTTGGACACCTGAAGCAGGTGATAAAAGCTGTTGTCAAATCGCTTGGAGGCCTGTTTGATGGCATGGAGGCGAGCGGAACAGCCGGTAAGATAGCTGCTTTTCTTGGTAAAGCGTTTATTGCAGTGAAGATTGCAGATATCACGGGAATCAGTGCCCTCGTAAAATTACTACTAAAGGCAATTGGAAAGAAACTGATCGGATCCGAAGCAATCGGAGAATTGTCCGGTAATCTGACTACTCTTTTAGGCAATGCAGTAAAAGGCGCGGCAGGAAGCTTTACTTCTCTTGCATCAGCCATTGCGCCACTGGTAGGCACTGCAGGATTGATTGCCGGTGTGGGTGTTGCGGCAGCCGCAGCTACTTCTGAACTGGCAAAAATGGTGGAGACCATGCAGGGTGGTAATGGTGTTGGTGGTACATTTGGAAATACCATGGACAATTTCATTCAGACATTACAGCGGCGTGGCGATATCATATCCGGTTCTGCAACAGAAATCTGGAATCTGAAAGAGTCTCTTGAGAAAGAGGGAATGACTGCTGAGGAAAAGTCCAGTGCAACGCAGAAACTTATTGATAAGCTGGGTGAAATGGGCGTGACATCTGAGCAGGCAACACAGGCATTCGAGACATTGAGACAGAAGGGGCTCATTACAGAGGATATGTTTGATATCCTGTCAGAATCCATTAAAACACTCGGCAGTGATACAACCAACATGGCAAGTCAGATTAATCTTGGAAGCCAGAGTGCTCAGAAATCTTACGATGATCTGAAACTTGTTATTGGAAATTTGACAAATCAGATGCATCTTGGAACGGATGAACAGGGACAGTTATTGAACGCACTGGAAAGAACAGTGGATTCTGGTGGTACTGCACAGGATGCATATAACAACGTCATGGCAGCAGTTAAGAATATGGGCGGAAATACTGAGACTGCTGCAAGAATTTTCTCAGAGGTCTTCCCGAATGCAGTACAGGCTACAAAGACCAGCGTAGACAAAAATATTGTTGGTGCGCAGCAGACAGTAACGACTTCTACGGGAAAGATGAAGACAGATGCAGAAACGAATCTGGCAGGACTCCAGAAAGCAGCAGAGGACGCTTCCGGCGGGGTGAACACAGCAACAGTGACAAACTGGGGCAATTCAGCAGCGGAGGTGGATAAGAACCTTGATCAGATGAAGCAGCATGCAAATCTGAAGCTTGGAGAGATGCAGAAGACAGTAGATAGCCATTTCTCCGGTCAGTACAATACCATGACCAATAAATGGAAATGGGCCGGTGAACGTATTGCACAGATAATTTCTGAGATGATCCGGAATACAGAAAGAAGCCTGGAAGGGCTAGCACGTGAGATGAAGTCTATCGGAACGAGGATGGGAAACAATCTGGCAAATGGAATTTCAAATGCAACCAGTGGAATCACAAGGACATTGAATAATGTTGTTGGAAAAGTAAACAGCACGATAGGAAATATTAATAGTTCTCTGTCTGGAATCGAAAGAGCATTCAGCTTTTCTTATGATGTAACGGGTCCTACAGGTAACCGGAGATGGGGCTATTACAATATGAGTTTGCCAAGGGTAAATACAATTCCGTATCTGGCTAAAGGTGCGGTCATTCCACCAAGAAGTGAATTTCTGGCTGTCCTTGGTGACCAGAAACAGGGCAATAACATTGAAACACCAGAAGCACTGCTCAGAAAGATTGTTCGAGAGGAATCTGGTGGACAGCAGAGTAGTGGAAATTATCGTTTTACTGCTCAGATTAATCGTAGAACAGTATTTGACGAAATTATTGAGGAAGCAAAATTAAGACGCAGCACAAGCGGAAGAAATCCGTTTGAATTGGCATAAAACAATTCCCTGTCATGCAGAAAGCGTGGCAGGGAGAATGCAGGGAGTGATTGAATGCTTACAAGAGAAGCAACTTATGAAGATTATGGATTTTCAGAGGAAGAAGATAAGAAATTTAATGAGTTTTGTCGAAAGCTTGAAATGAGGGACAAAATATTGTTGTTACAGTGCGCAGCAGAAGTGTATCCGAGTGTTTCTGATGAACTTTATTGTTGCATCGTAATTGGAATGAGCTATGACAGAATGGCTTACGGTAGAGTCATATCTCTTTGCCATAAAGATTTCTATGCATACCGGAAGAAAACACTGGCAGTGTTCCGGGCGGCATTAAAGGCATGTAATAGATATCCGTTCTAAAGGTTGGAATAGAACCTGTCAAAACCGTCTGTTTTTATGTATTGGAAAATATCATTGATTAGTTAGGGGTGATTACTATGGCAAAAGGTATATCAGCAGAAGCACGTGAGGACATATTAGTACAGGCATTTTTAACGTGTCCAAATATAAGTGAGATATCCAAAAAGACGAAGATTCCCAGACCTACAATTTATACTGTGATTCATTCAGACAGCTTCCAGCGTAAGTATTCTGAGGCAAGAAACGAGGCCGTAACAGGAGCGATTGCATACCTGCAGGGAAAACTTGGAGAATGTGCAGCAGTGTTGGTCAATACGGCTACTGATACGGAAGTGCCGGCACAGATCAGAGTGAACGCGGCTAATGCAGCATTGTCACAGTGCTCTCAGTGGACAAAGAATGTAGATATGATTGAACGTCTGGAAGCTATGGAAGAATTGATGTCACGAGTAGAACAGGAGCAGAAATCACAGCGGAGGCGGACATAATGAATATACAAGCAAGATTAAAGCAAGCAGAAGAACGGGCTATGCTATTGCAAAAGAAAGCAGATACTATTCACTTGATCATGGTAAAGCCTGTTCCCGGAAAGGAAAGACTTTATACAATATTGGGCGAAGATGGTATTTACAATGAGAAGAAATTGGCTGAATTTCAGCAGAAGCATAGCGTTGTAACGACCATCATTCTTAATATTCCACGTTTGCCAGAGGAAGGAGTATTAAATGCCGAGAAGAAATAAGCGTGTAACGATAAGGGCTACAAGCGTGCCGGAGTTGCATCAGTGGTTGAGAGCTTGCAAAAGGGAAAATGCCAGAAAGAAATCACAGGGGCATAATGGGACGAAGAAACAGACAAAGGATTTGCATATTTAAAGGTGGTGGTGAATCATGGGAAGTCCGTTGATTAAAAGGCTTGATGCTTTATACCAAAGAGCTCAGATGGTAATGGCGGTTCAGGCAGATCATGCTCCGTTTGTGTCCATTGCTCCATGGAGTTTTATGAAAGATGAATGTATCGTGAAATATTATCCAGAGGGAAATTATCAGGAACCAGAGCGGATAACAACTACACTTCATGATGCATTAATGATAGCTCAATATTATTACGAATGTGGGTTGCATGTTCAATTTACAATGAGCCTGTGTATAGAGTGGCTGTTCCTGTATGTGCGTGATGATCCACGGTATTCTCCGCCACAGCAGAAGTCATGGTATACAAAGAATGTTGAAGAATATCCAGAAATAAAAACTATGTTGGAGAGTGAACAGCGATTTGAAATTGTTGGAGTACTGCGAAGAATGCCTCAGAATTTTCTTTTTAAGGGATTACCTGATGATATTAAAGATGATTACAAATTGATGGATTTTTAAACAAAAAATGTCGGGAGTATGGGGATTCGTGGACGCGATTACGCACGCAAAGGAGTTTGTTGACATGATTACGCGCGTAGATATTCGGAGATTTCGGAGTCCCTAAAAGAGTAAAGTGCGTTAGAACGAAGCCCGAGCGAACCCCGAAAAATAAGACTGTAAATATTATCGAACAAAACGAAAAGGAGGTTTTTATGGATGGATGTAACGAAAATGTAATTGAATTTATGACCAACGGTACCAGAGCAACTTTATCATTCTCACAGGGCCGGTATAAGTCTGCAATCCGCAAGCTGGCAGAGAAGCACCCAGAAGATTGCCGGATCATTGCGGATAACGAGGACGGAAGCATTTGTGCTCATGTTCCAGTATCCTGGCTTCGGATTTCTCCGCCAAGGCAGTACACAGAGGACCAGCGGCAGCAGATGGGAGAAAGACTGAAACAGAACAGGTCTGAAAATACAGCAACACAAGGATAAAACAGGGCAAGAAACGATTGCAAAGTGCTTGAGGTAAAGTTGTAAGGGAGAGTAGATAAAAAGGCTAAATGAGCCGATAAAACAGTAGAAGCGGTGATGCTGGCATTTAATAAAAATCCTGCTGCCGAACCTACGGTTCAAGGAGCTATTTCACTATTTTAAGGAGTGTTGTTGAGAATGAAGCCGTGAGGAAGCAGTGAAGAACGGTCAAAAAGGCGGCGAGAACCGGGAGTGCTTGAACTGTCGATTAACATCGATATATTTGCTCGAAGCGGTGAGGAAGCGGTGAGAAATTAATAAATTGATGGAATAAGATGGTATTTTTGGATATAGCTAAAGAAAGGCGTACAGATGAATGAACTTGTGTATTTAAAGAACGATGAAGCTGTGTGTGATAGTTTGCAGGTGGCCGAGAAGTTTGGAAAGAGGCATGACAAGCTGATAGCCGAAATAAGAAGAATGTATGGAGAGTTGATAGGAAAAAGAGGTGTCCAAAATGGTGGAGCGAAATTTTTCTTCGAATCAACTTACGAGAATCGTGGAAAACGATATCCTATGTTTTTAATGACGAGAGATGGCTTTTCATTGTTGGTAATGGGTTTTACCGGGAAAGAAGCTCTTGAATGGAAATTGCAGTATATCCGGGCATTTAATCAGATGGAGAACTTTATCCGCGAGAAATCTACTCAAATGTGGATTGAAACCCGGAAGGCAGGAAAGTTTACCAGAAAGGCAGAGACGGATACGATTCAGAAACTTGTTGAGTATGCAAAGGGGCAGGGAAGCAGTCATGCAGAAATGCTTTATATGACTTATACCAGACTGGCAAATAAAATGGCAGGAATCAACAAAAGGGACGAAGCTACGGTGATGCAGCTTAATAACTTGTCTTTAATGGAAAATATCATTTTGCATGAGGTTGATCTGGGAATTATGCAAGGGAAACATTATCAGGAAATATACAGAGCTTGTAAGAAACGACTTGAAGCGGTGAAAGATTTGGCATACCTCGAAGCGGTATAAGAAGAAAATGGGGATAGTAAGAGATATGGGTGATTTGCAACGGGAAATTGACAAATTCCTGAAGCTGGCATATAATATACTTATCAAGACAGCCAGTAAGGGAAGTCAAGGTTCCCCGTCCTGGCAAATATGTTTAGCTAAGATTTAGCCGCCTATTCTTTACCAGAGAGCAGGGCGGCTATTTCTTATGTGTGTATGTAAGGATAGATACAATTAAGCTGGCTGTCGTCAGGATTATCATAAAAATCTCATAATCGCTCATAAGCATTCCCTCCTGTCAAGGCTCAGGATCAGGGAACCACAGCCGCTCTACTGGCTGCCTGGATAAATATACTATATTCAGTTTTAGCTTATTGAAATCCCATGTTTTATTGCTTGATCTTTAAGTTTGAGAAAATTTTTCGTTTGAGCATTTTTCATTCTGCTATAAGCACTAAAAGATTTGGGGGCTAGTTCAGGCAATTCATAAAAAATATGATAGTATTCTTTACGCATCAGATTTTTCTTATGAAATGTCTCCTGCTGTTTTATGTACTCAGGATTATCTTTTATATGATTGATCAATTGCTGATAATTTGCATCATGATCAAGTACAGAATATATATATTTCTCAGCCTTGTCAGCTTCGTCAAACATTCCCATTTCCACATGCCACTGTACTATTCGATAAAAATGACTTTCCTCCCAAGACAAAGGATGGGCGAGCATTAATTCGGTGCATTTCCATAAACAGGCAGAACACATTATTTTATCTTTGCGATTATAAAAGTTTCCAGCTTTCATTCTTAAAACATAATCTAAATTTCCAGTAACGCCATATCCCTCCATTATATTTTGATGTGGTGGGAATTTGGGTACAGGAATGCGCTTTAAATCATCCAGATTCTCCAGATCATATTTTACCCCATCTGAAACCAGATATCTGGCATCGTACCAGCTTTCTTTATCGGTGGGATATACTTTGTACATCTCTCCATTTTTGAAATAGATGGTTTGAGCATCAGGGACATCATCAGATGATGAATTGAAAACACTTTTAATTTTATTAAAAAGGCTCATGGAATCCTCCTATGCAAATGGAACAGTAAAATATCAGGTATTGTTTTATTTTTTAACGATAGAAAGACGATAGGTAACGTGATGCTCCTCAGATGGTGGATTCTGGAAAACTTCTTCGTCAATCTCTAAATCTGTAAAGTCATCTGTGTAAATTATTCCGTCAAGTAGCTCCACCCGGATAAAATCAGGCAGATTCATAATATCATCACAAGTATATAAGCGTTTGGTCATGGTAGCGCATCCTTTCGTGAATAATAATGATTATGCATTGTCGCGGTCCATTCGCTGATCTACAGCTTTTTTTATATATCCGTTTACGGATTCACCAGCAGCAGTTGCAGCGGCTTTGATTTCCTCGTATTTTTCCTTTTGGACATCTAAAGGAATACGTTTGAGATTTTTTTTAGCATAATTATACATACTTTCTTTTCTTTTGTCGCTGATAGCCATTAATAACCTCTTTTCTGGGAAAGGGAATAAATAAAAGACATACTTTCCCCATTTTCTTAAATTATAGCATATATTTCAAGATATGTACATATACAAAATAAATGAAAAGATATGTACATAATTAGCAATAATGCTAATTGAAAGATATGTACATATCCGATATAATATAATCAGTTCAAGGGAACAGACAACAGCCGGGAGAGCCGAAAGCCCCCAATACTTCAAGTCATATACCTGTGAGAATCGCAATAGGGCATATCAATAGTCAGGAAGATGCTTGAAGGACTGAGAAACCTTGAAAAGCAAAGGAGGAAAGCATAATGAAGTACAATCTCAGCAAGATCATGTTGAAAGCATGGAAAGTTTACCGCAAGACAAAGAATATCAGCTTTGCAGAAGCACTTCACAGAGCATGGTTATCTGCAAAGGCAGAAGAAATCAATGCAAAGAGAATCGAAGATGCGAAACATGCAGCAGGCATCACGGAGGAAACCAATACCTTTGCTAAGTGGAAAGAGCTTGGTTATAAGGTACAGCATGGAGCATCAGCATTATTTGGATGTTCTCTTATCTGGGGAAGCAGAGGAGATGGGGCAACATATAAAGCCAGTTTCTTCGGAAAGTCTCAGGTAGAAGCAATTTAATAAAAAAGCCCTTACCAGAGCGGCAACTCTGATAAAGGCAAAGTAACCCGACAAACGATCAAAATTGAGGGGCTGTGCGTATTATAACATACTCATTCCCCTCAGACAACAAAAGAAAGGAATGGACAGAATGATATCAGTAATGAACGTTCTTGTGATTTTCTTTGGTGGGTTTATATCCGCAAAGGTATGTGACAGTATTCGTGAGTTAGAGAGAGGAGAATGAGAAATGAGTAAAAAGGAAGTATTAAAGGCAGAAGAAGCAGTAGAAGTGATGCAGTCCACAGGTGTTCCGGCACAGGAGACAGAAGAAGTAAGTACAGCTCTTGCAACAGAGATTATCGCAGATCTCAAGAAACAGCTCGAGGAAGCAAAGGAAGAGGCGAAAGAATGGGAAGAAAGTTGGAATATGTGTCGTGAGCAGGTTCGAGCATTGTCCAGGCAGTCAGATATTATTAGTATGGTGTTAAGGATGGATGATGTAGAACTATTAGACTTAGCTTTTGGATTTGTTAGAGGATGCTATAACCAGCAGATTAAAAAGGAACAGGAGGCAGAAAACAATGGAGAAATGTAATTTAACTCAGGTTCCTTGCAGAAAGGCAATTATGGACGTTGTCCAGGCTAACAAAGATAGAAGATCATTACAGCACATCTATGAGCTGGCAGAACTCTTTCGGATAGCTTGTTCCGGCAATGAAGCCTTTATGGAATTATCAGAGGAAGATCAGGAGCGTTTCTGGCTGATTATAGATGCATTAATGATGAATGATCTGGAAGACCTTAAGAGAGTGCATAACCTTGCTAATTATCTGATGGTAAAGCGGATTAAAGATAATGTGAAAGTGGCGGAGGCATAACATGGATTATAAAAAAGAAACTGTTGAGATACTGCAGAAAATAAATGACGATAGTTTGCTTGAATTCTTCTATAGATTCATTGCCAGAGTAATAAAAAATAGAGGATATTAATATGGACTACAAAAAGAAACTCATAGAGATGTTAGAGAAAGCAGATTATGACCAAACATACACAATTTTCAGATTTGTGTGTAGCTTTCTGGGAATAAAATAGGACAATCATAGAAAGGGGCGGCAACTGCTGCCCTTTCCTTAAAGGAGTGACAGCATGGCGAGAGCTAAAAGAGTAGACAATAAAGGACGTGTATTGCGTGTAGGTGAATCGCAGAACAAAGATGGCCGGTACTGTTATAAATGGACAGATAGCAACGGGAAACGTAGCACTGTATATGCGCTTACCCTGGCAGAGCTGAGAAAAAAGGAAGAACAGATAAAACGTGACCAGATGGATGGGATTTATACAAAGGGTGGAAATTTGACCTTAAATGAGTTCTTCCGGCTGTTCATGAGCACGAAGAAGAACATCAGAGACAGTACACGATGCAACTATAAATCGTACTGGAAAAACGCCATTACTCCCAGTGCCTTGGGAATAATGAAGATTTCAGAAATAAAACAGATCCACGTAAAGAGACTGTATGCGGATTTACTGGAAAAGGGATATTCACCTGGAACGATCAGGGCATATCACATTATATTATCGGAATGTCTGCAGGCAGCAGTTGATTCTGATATGATCAGGAAGAATCCGGCAAAGGGAAGCAGAAAAGGAATTGATAAAGAAGTGAGCAGGAAAAGAGCTTTGACAATTGAGGAGCAGGAAATCATGTTGGAGTTTACAAAAAACAGCAATTCGTATAAAATCCATTATCCACTGATTGTATTTGCGTTATCTACGGGGCTTCGTGTTGGTGAACTGGGTGGCCTGCTCTGGGATGATATTGACCTGGAAAAGAACATGATCCATGTACGTAGACAGCTGGTGTATCGGAATCTGGACGGAACCGGCTGTAAGTTCCATATTCAGCCATTGAAGACAGAAGCAGGAGAAAGAGGCATCCCATTAACAAAGACTGCAAAAAAGGCTCTGATGAAGCAGAGAGAGTATGATCTGTTACTGGGAAAGCGTGCGAAGGAACAGCCAGTAGCAGGCTTGAAGAACTTTGTTTTCCTTAATCATCAGGGTAACCAGCTTGCTCCACAGGTTCTTGACAGTGCTTTACGCAACATAATCAAGGCCTACAACAAGAAAGAGCTTAAACAGGCCGATAAGGAGCACAGAGAGCCTTTCCTGCTGCCTCATATCAGCGCACATATATTGCGGCATACATTCTGCACCAGAGCGGCGGAAAGTGGTGTGGATGTCAAGAGCCTGCAATACATAATGGGACATGCGGACATAACCATGACGATGGAACGGTATAATCATGTTGATGAAGTCAGGGTACAAAATGAAATGAGCAAGACCGAAGGAATCGTGAAAATAGGATAG